GTGATGACTTTCATAATTGGGCAGAAGACCAACCTAAGTGGGTACAAGATGCCTTGTATGATAACGATAATGATGCACGTTCTGCAGCACGAGCAATTGATTTGTATAAAGCTGACATGGGTATTGCTAAAAGCAAACCTGCTAAAGATAAAGATGCAGCTAAGTCAGTATCTACAAAGAACTCAAGAAGTAGGCCACAAGACGATGAGTCTTCGACTTACTTAAAGGAATCACAAGTACAAAAGATGTCACCTCAACAGTATGAGAAGATGTCTGACGAAATCATGGAAGCTATCCGTAGTGGTAAGTTCATCTATGATGTATCTGGCTCTGCTAGATAATATATAAAAAAGTGTTGACAAATAGTTATTTTTACGTATAACTATAGTCAGATTAGTGTAACTATATAGCGCAATATGGTTACACTACAATTCGCAAACAGCAAAGTCTTACGGATTACCTGAAGAACATGGCCCGTTGAATGGTAGGGCGGCCACCTTACTAGAATACGCACCCAAGTGAATCAGCCTCTGATTAGTCTTGTGAGTTTGTATCTGTGAAATGCTATAAAATTAGGAGAAAATATCATGGCTTTTACTACCGCAGCCGGGTATGGTAACCTTCCTAACGGCAATTTTAGCCCAGTAATTTACAGCAAACAGGTGCAGCTTGCGTTCCGCAAGTCAGCTGTTGCTGAAGCTATCTCAAATTCCGACTACTTCGGTGAGATTGCTAACATGGGCGATTCCGTGAAGATTATCAAGGAACCCGAAATCACAGTTAAGGCTTACGCCCGTGGTACAACCATCACGCCGCAAGACCTTGATGACGAAGACTTCAGCCTGACAATCGACAAAGCTAACTACTTTGCATTTAAGGTTGACGACATTGAAGAGGCACACTCACACGTTAACTTCCAGTCACTGGCAAGTGATCGTGCTGCGTATCGCCTTGCTGACCAGTTTGACCAAGACGTTCTTGGCTACTTGTCAGGTTACACTCAGTCTGCAATCCACGGTACACCAAACACAGTAAACACAACCGTTAACGGTACAGTTGCTGTAGCTACTGCTGGTACAGACGAACTGCTTGCCAGCATGAAGCTGGACGCATCTGACTTTAACGCTGGTAATGCAGGTGAAGCAATTGCTATCCTGCCACGGACTGGTGCAGGTTCTGCTCCAACCGCTGCTGGTGACGCAAACCCATTGCAGGTCATTGCTCGTATGTCACGTCTGCTAGACCAGCAGAATGTTGACACACAAGGTCGTTGGCTTGTGCTTGACCCTGTATTCATCGAAATTTTGAAAGACGAAGATTCTCGTCTGTTCAATGCTGACTTCGGTGGTTCAGGTCTGCAGAATGGTGTAGTAAGCACTAACATTCACGGCTTCACCGTGTACTCGTCTAACAATCTGCCAGCAGTTGGTACTGGTCCTTCATTCGCAGGGACAAACAGTTCTGTTAACTTTGGTGTGATTGTTGCTGGTCATTCATCTGCTGTTGCAACTGCAGAGCAGATTAACAAGACCGAAACCTACCGTGACCCTGACAGCTTTGCTGACATCGTTCGTGGTATGCATCTGTATGGTCGCAAGATTCTCCGTCCAGAGGCTCTTGTCAACGCCAAATACCACTTGGCTTAAAGGGGGATTAAGATATGCCTAACATTACCGCACTTCTTCATCCCGCTTCAGGGAACTCACAGCGTGGACGTAACCCGTACTACGTTGATGTGACCATTGACCTGACCACAAATAGCATTGCTCCCGGCGATACTATTCAGGCAATTACCGTACCTGCTAACACGCTAATTTTGGCTGCAGGTTTCCAAGTTGTTGAGTCTGCTACCATGAATACTGGTACAGATGCTACTGCTGCTCTTGGCTTCACCGGCGGTGACGTTGATGAGTTTGCTGCAGCACTGGACATTGATGGCGCAGCAGACGGGGCTTATGCTCCGCAGGTTTCAATTGATGGACTAGCACCATCTACAACTGCTGACACAATTGACTTTGTGTTGGCTGGTAGTGGTGCATCATTTACGGCTGGTAAGCTACGTGCTTATGCCATTATGATGGACATCAGCGATCAAGGTGATACGACTGCTAACGAAGTAGACCGTGACCAACTTGCC